TAGAACTTCTCGACGAGCTTGCCCGACCAGATCTCCGGGATGAACCCGTTGGTCTGGAAGGCGTTGCCGGTACCGCCGGCCGGGTAGATGGCAGGCGTTGTACCACCGGTAGCGACGCCAAGACCTGCGCTGGGAATTGCCATTTTCCTGGTTCCTCAGAAAAGGGTTATCGTATGCGCCCTTCGCGCTGAGCCTCGAAGATCACATTCTCGGCTTGCGCCTTCTCGTCGTCGCGGCCGCGGAATTTTCCTGCGGCAACGTCGGCATAAAAGGCCGCGATTTGGGCACGGGTCAGGATAGGCTTCTCAGCGGGGGGCGTTGTCGCTGCCGCTGCCTTGGCTCTGCCGGGAGCCGCGAGATCCTTAAGCGGGACCTTGGATACCGTCTCGGCACCAGTGTCCGGCCCAAGCGACCCGGGGGCCACAGCAGCCTTCTCGGCCAGGAAGCCGTTGAAGAAGGCGAGTACACGGGAAGGGTTGCCCTGCGCGTATGCTGCCTTCAGCATATCATGACGAATAGCACCAGAATACGGATCAGGCAAGGCCAACCATTCCAAAAACGCCTGATCAGTGTTCATCTTACGCCATTCGGGGAGTCCATCGTCCAATCTCGACAGAAGTTTCTCGTTGGATTCGGACTTGACGAAGTTCGATACGCCATCGAGCTGCTGACGAAGACGGGTAATTTCGGCCTTGTAACCGTCGATGAGCGGTTTCAGTTCCGCCCTGGCCTGCTTCCCGACGACCTTCAGAAAGTCCTCGCCGTAATCGTTCAGTTCGTCGGCAGTGAGAACGTCTTCAGGTGCCGGTTCGGATTTCTCCGTGGTCATGGCCGGCTGCTGCATCGTCGCGATGACGTTCTGCAGCGACGTGATCTGGTCACGCATTTCCTGCATCTGGCGCTGGTTGCGAATGTTGCGCCCGTGCTCGGAATTATACTTGTGCTCCCAGGATTCGTCGTCCTCGACTTCCTTGGGCTGCGGGATGGGTTTGACGGGCTCGGCGGCGACAACGGGCGCTTCGGTGATAGCCGGCTTGCCCTCGTCTGCCTTGCCCTCGTCTGCCTTGCCCTCGTCTGCAGGGGCGTCATCCCCTTCCTTGGGGGCATTCGGGTCCTTGTCGCGGAACTCGTTGAAGATGTCCTCAGAGCGTTTCGCGGCGGCGCGGACGGCGGCCGGGAGCTTGAGATTCGGGTCTTCTTTGAGAGTGGGATCTTTCATTTTCTATCCTCGAGTTTGTCCGCCGTGGCCACGCAGTCTTTCAGGAGAGTCAGAAGTACGGAGGCGGCTTGTGCGCGTCCCTGGTTCACCTGCAGCGTCTCGACGGGGGACATGATACAGTTGGATGCTTGTCGTGCGGCGTAAGCCGAAAACGCGCCCAGGAAGTCCTCGAACGACTTGGGCGCGCTGCGGGCGAGACGTGCGCTCGCCAATATCAGATCTCTGTCAGTGCTCATTTGCTCAGGTCAGAGAGTCCCAAACACCGGCCGTGGTGCAGAAGAACATGGCCGAAGTATTGGCCGCCACGGCCAGTGCAGTGTTCGCCGACAACGCGTTGATGGACTGACCCGTCTGCGGGAAGACATCCATCGAGTTCGCCGTGCCATTGCGCACGAACACGGATTTGCCGACGGTAGCCGACGGCAATTTGACGCTGTCACCGATCGTCGCAACCGTGGTGACACGGGTGAACGCGGTCGTGATAGCAGTCGCCGAAGCCTGGCCGCCGCCAGCGTAAGCGGTCATCGTGCTCGTGGTCGAGGTGAAATCGCGGATCGCGCCCGCGATGTCGCTCGAGTCGAGGTGCAGTCTGGGAGAAACGGTCATTTCCTACCTCACAGAGCTTTCGCCGGGGAAGCCCCGGATTTTCCAGCCATTTTGCGGCCACCGCCCTTGGCGAACTTCGCCGAGGAGGCGCGACCGCCACTCGAAACTTTCCCCGATTCCGCGGGGGCTGCGCCGGACTTGCCGGCCATGTGGCCCGAGCCACCTTTGGCAAAGGTCTGCGACCGGTCGGTCTTCTCCTTGCCCATCGGTTTCGTGCTATTCATGATGATTCCCTCAGATGTTCTTGGAGGAGATAACCTTGCCACCATTGGCAGGGCGCTTTTTCCTAGTGCCCGACGTGAGCGTATCAGACAAATAGGAACTTGTGGACCCCTTCGACGATTTCTTGTTCGACGAGGTCTGTTCTTCACCGTCACCACTGAAAAAAGTCCCATGGCGAGGCTTTTTGAGTCCTTTGTTCATGCCAGGGCCGCGCATCTGGCGAACGAGGGGGCCGCCGCCGACCCGCGGGGGTTTCGTGGCTTTCATGTTCCCCTCCCATACTGCTTGCGCAGCTTCTTGATGGCGAAGTTACCTTCCGGGGTAACTACCCGACCACGAGCTTTCTCGTTTCCCAGGTACTGCGGCATCCATTTGTCGACGACGCCGGCATCCTTCTCATTGCGGAACGGCCGCTTCGCGGTTCCGCCAGCGGCGGCTTTCATCACCTTCTTGAGGTCTTGCTTCGGCTTTTTGGCCATCAGTTTCCCGCCCTTTGGATTTGCTGCAGAAGGTTGAGGATCTGGTCCAGGTCTTTCCCCTGGGCCTTCTGTTCGCTTTCAATTCTCTGCACCTGCAGAGCCACCTCGCCCTGGCGCTGGATCAAGGTTTGCTGAATGACCTCGATGTCATTCGCATTCTCCTCGACGTCCTCTGTCAGGGCTTCAATGTCGTTCGCCTGGGCCTTGATCTGGGAGTCGCCCACGGCGGCAGCGGCCACTATGGAGCCCGCCATGACCAGCATAGGCCAGAACTTCATGAGTTCGGACATCAGCCAACCCCTCCGTTCACGTTGGTCCTCGGACCCATGTCCTGATTCAACGGGCTGGGCTGCCCACCTTCCGCGGCAGCTGCCTGCTCACCCATGCCGCCGTGGCCGGGGATTCCTGTGGCCTGGCCCATCATGGCCGACTGCTTCTGCATGGCGTCCATCGTATCTTCGCTCGGCACGATCTCCTCGCCCGGCATGCCGATGGTCTGGGCGACGTTGCGCAAGATGGCAGCGCGTCCCTTCGGACCGACGATCTGCGCGTCGATCGGGTTGGCGGTGATTTGCAGGAACTCCAGCTGGCGAGCCCGCTGGGTCTCTTTCTGCACCGCGACCGAGACACCGAGCACCCGGACCTTCTCGTCGCCCATGAGCACGCCGGACTCGTCGGTGAGCATGATCATGTCGAACAGGGCACCCAGGAGGGGCTCAAGCACGTCGCGGTCGACGTTGGCAGCGACTGTCTGCAGAATCTTCGACGCGTTGCCCATCAGCATGGCCAGGCCGGAGGCAGTGCGGCCGGCGCCGGATGTCGTTCCCGCTCCTGACAGGTATTTCGGGATGGCGGAGAGCTCGTCAGCCATGTCGACGAAGCTCTTGTAGACCCCCAAGAGTTCCTGCGCGTTGGAGTTGGGCTGGAAGAACTCGACCGGTTTCTGGTTGGTATTGCCACCCAGCGGATCGGATGTCATGTGCCAGCGTTTCCACGGGAACAGCTCCTCGCCATTCTCGTTGGCACTGAGGCGGTCGTCGTTGACCACCACCTGCGGGCCGGAGGCGATCGACATGTTGTTGATCAGCGCGCGGAAGGTGGCGTTGCCGGCTTCCTGGATGTCGGCCAGGATGTCCGGCAGGCCGTTTCCGACCGGCGTCCCCGGCACTTTCTCGAAACTCGTGATATAGTAGGGGTGGCGTTTGCGCGGGCTCGGCGCCAGCTGCACCTTGATGACGTAGTTCCCGATGATCCACGCTTGCACGAAGTAGTCGCGCAGCGGGTCGGTGATCAGCTTCGGGCTCATCCCGTTGAGCAGGAGCATCTTGCCCTGCACGTTGCCGGTGAACTCGTAGCAGTCGATCATCCCCGACTCGTTGGTGTGGGGGTTCTCGCGCGATTCATGCACCGCCCGCTCGCTCTCCGAGCCGTCGGGATTGTCCACGAGCCCGCCCGAGCCGTACATGTCGAGCACCTGCTTGATGGCATCCTGGTTGTAGCCAGGCAGGTCCAGCAGGTCGTTGAGGTCCGCCCGGGTGACCCTGGTACGCTCGATGACGGTGGCATCCTCGATGTCGGACACGCCCGGCGTCCACCAGACGTCGAATGGCGACACGCGCGACCAGGTCAGACGCGGCACCTGTTTCACCACTGTCCGGCCGTTTTCCCACTGCACGACGGGCAGGATACGGACCACCGGCCCCTTGATGACCGCAAAGGGGAAGAGCGGCAGGTCGGTAATGAACTCGGCCAGCGCCTTGTAGAAGCCGCCCAGCTTGAGGATCTCGTCGAGCTT